CAACACAGCGAAGGGGTGATAAAAGTGCCGTTTAATCCGAAAGAGCCTTATAATACGCACATGGCGCCGCATCACCCACCAATTTACGAACAAGGCGGTCACTTCTTCTATCCTGACGGCTGTGAAATTCCGCTTGAGGTAGTGAAGAAGTTGCTTGATTACAATCCCGAACTGTGCAAGCGGTGGGGAATTCCCGTGAATTATTCAAAGTGGGCTTGGATGGAGCAAGTTGAGGAGTGGGACGATAAAAAGGTTAAAGACAAGTTGCAGCATCGTTTCTTTGATGCTAAAATTCTAAGAGGTGATGACTAATGTTCGGTATATTGGATTGGCTTTCACTTGGACTTGAACTCAGCAAGACTAAGAAACTGCTGCAGAAGGAAGCAAAGGAGTTGGTGAAATCGCTGCAAAACAAAACAGTAGAGGAAATTGAAGAGCGTTTCCTCAACAAGCCAATTCCTGTTGCTAAGAGCAAACTGGGACAGTTGGTTTTGATGGTTAGCCTGAGCAACGAAAAGCCCGCTACATTGATGTTTCACCTAACTTCGTTTAAAGCAGGCGGGAAGCGTTACATTATCTGGGGTGGTATTAAAGATGTCACGCTTTAATTGGCGTGAAATTGTAGGAGTAGTTGCTGTGTTTGCTTTAGTGATAGGCGCATTCGTGGTAGCAAATATGTATGCATGGGCAATATTCATAGGAGGTGTTCTATTATGGCTCGGCGTAGTGGAACTTTGGGTTTATCAGAAATTCCACAAGACATTGTCGCAGATGTTCTGGGAAAAGAAACGGCAACAGAAGGAAGTGTGGATGCTGCTAATGTTAGTTCTGGCGTTAGCGATGGCGTTGTTGCTGCATCACCTGTCACGGTAAATGAGGATGTTACTGTTGTAATTGACGGCGCATCTCCGGAGCAACTTCCTCCCGGCTCAAAGGAAGTCTACCGAATTGATTTCATGACACCCAGAGGTATGTTGCGATTGGCCAAAATTCTGCTGCCGAACGGTGAGGAGATTTGGCGCTTCAGCATTTGGGACAATCCAGTTACTGCCAAGATGGCAGCGCAAATCCTGAAGGAAAATGGTCTCGTTCCCATGGTTCCTCAAGAGGCTTTACCTTACTTACCTGACTTGTTAGAGGGGTGATGTGTCATGAAAAAGAAAACGATATCGGCTGACCAAGTTATCGCTATTGTTGTCCCTGCCACTATGGCTGCTGAGGATGTCACAGAGTTAATGGGCTTGGTGGCATATTGGTTTGACAAGGAGGGGTTCATCTGTTTCAGTTGTGGGGACAAGTGTGAAACTGCTTCTATGATGGACGCATACAATGAAGACTTGGATAGTTTCGTTTTGTTCTTTGTGCCGAGTTGCGAAACATGTGCCCAAGAATTAGAAGATGGAAATGAAACTCTGATGGAACTCTTCCAAACACGAATTAGGCGACTAACTGAAAAGGAGTGATGTGGTTTGAATGTGGGGGAACTTTGCGAACTCATATACTCGCATATTGGAATGAAGGAGAGGATTGGCAGGGCTGATATATATCGGTTGCTCATATCCATGCACAAAGAAACTTTCCAACGAGCCAACTTCTATTCCCTAACTGAAACAGCAATCCTTGAACCGTCAAGCAATTGGACATTTGTGTTGCCTTCCGATTTCGGTGACGACTTGTCTGTTATGGTTGTTGGGAAGAACAGGATTTTTGCTTCCCCGATATATCCTTTTACGAGCAAAAACGACTACTACGCAACAGTTGGCACAAGAAACTTGGCATACATTAACAGCACATATTCTCCGAGTATTCCTTACGCTTACTACATTGGAGTTCCTTCTTCGGTGTGGACAAATTACTCTGGAATTATTGCTGCGGACAAAGAAAATTTACTTTCCATGAATGTTTTTCCGCCAATGGACACAACACAATATGAACTATCGCTGCTGTATTATCCCGTCCCCCCACTGACAATTGGTGGAATTACGGATGCTTATGAAAGCCCCCTTATGAAGAAGTATCCAGATTATGTGCTTTACGAAATGCTTTTCAGGTGTTATACTTTATTGCGAGACATTGAAGCAGCACAGGTATTCAAGCAACTTGCAGATGAAAAGTTTTTGGAAGCAAAAGCAAACGAAGCAAAAGAAGTGTTAACTCCGCCGAAGACGCTGCACTTAACGACAATGAAGTTTAAGAGGCAGCCGTTACCCGGACCTGCAGTTCCAGAGAGGTGATAAAGAGTGCCTGCCACTCGTCCGACAGACCTACAGCAATGGCAGTTTATGATGCCACGAGCGGGATGGGTAGATGTTGAAATCCCTTTAGGTGGAGAAGAGGGGTCAAGCGTAAATTTCCTACACAACTTCAGGGTTTGCAGGGATGGGTTGGAAACAACAGTGGGTTGGACAGCACCCACAAGCGATACAGTTGGGAGCGCAACCGACCCTCCGGGCAACTTCTTGGGAGTAGTTCCAGTAACCCGCCCAGACGGCGTTATTTGTAACTTTTACTTCTTTGAAAAGCGAGTTTACATGAGTAGGTTAGGGGCAACGAGAGAATTTATCAATGTCACGCCAAGTGGGTGGAGTGGAAATGTCCTGACTACAGTTCCAGATATCACATTTTTCCAAAACAAATTTTACATGGCGGTTCCGCACGCAACATACGGCGGAGTTTACAGCTTGGACCCATATGCAGCATCTCCGGTTTGGACGCTAATTAGCGGCTCTCCTAAAGCGGAGACAATCGGAACTTTGGGCTTTCGGTTGGTTGTTGGCAACACAGCCAATACAAGCGGCGGTGCTGTTTACAGAATTCACTGGAGCGGCTTGAACAACCCAGAAACTTGGGATGCACTGCAAAACATAGATTTGCCGTTATACGATACAATAATTCGCTTTTTACCTTTCGGAGAAAACATTTTAATTGTCACACAAAATCGCTTCTACATCTTAGCCTTTACAGGCAATCCACAAACGCCTTTTGCTGTGTCTTTAGCGACAACCCTCCCCGCCCAAATAAAGGACAAGAGGCAGGTCCAATCGGTTATGTTGCACGATGTCAGCATGGTTGTTTACGCTATTGACAGCGGTTTATATGCTTTCAGCGGAAACGAAAGCGTATTACTTAGCCAGAACATTGACAAGACATTCCGATATACGATGGTTAACGCTGATAGGGTTATACTTGCTTACAACCCAACCGATGCCGAAATTTTTTGCATTCCTTTCGGGACTAACTTTAACGACCACTGCTTGGTTTACCAAGTTTTGTTCAGGACATGGTATCGCAGGGATAGACCAAGCGGCGGCTCGCACATGAGCATAGAGAACTACTCCAACGATAATAGGATTGCAACTCCAATTTTTGTTGCTTATGATAGTTCAACTTATTCAACCAAAACTTACAAATTCCGTCTTCCTTATGATGACATTCAAAAGCGGGATACGGCAACATTTAACGGGGAGATACATATTCCTGCCTCAGAAATTGGACCGCCCGGCGGTCAAAAGACACTTATAAGCACTTTATTGTGGTGGACAACACAGGGAGCAACATCTAATATTACGGGCAACTGGGAAATAAATGTGGCGGTTTCCCATTCGTTGCCCCAATTAACAAATACAAACACATACTCGTATCAACTTTTAGGAAGTTTGCCTGTTGTAGGTTCGTCTGAAGAAATCGGTGTTCACCAGACAGGACGATATATCCGCGCTAAAATAGTAGCGTCAGGACTTAGCACAAGGGTTGTGTGGCACGGAATATTTGTATTCTGGCACTAATGCGAGGTGAATAATCTTGGGTTTAAAACCGCTGAAAGCACTCAAACGAGCAATTGGCAGAAAGCCGCTTAAAACAGTATTGACCGTTGGCGGACTTGCTCTTACAGGAGTTTTGGGCGGCGGTGCTAAAGCCCTTGCAACTAAGGGTTTGACTAAACTGCTTGGAAAAGGAGCTGCCGCCAAGTTGCTTACAGGAAAGACAGGTAAAGTCTTGCCATGGGCGTTGGCGGCGATGGGTATGGGAGCTGGCAAAAGAAAGAAAGTGACACCGCAAACTTGGACACCGCAGTTATTGCAGCCATTTTACGAACCCGGTCAAGCAGGCACGATAGGTGGAGCTTTGTATCAGGAATTGACAAAGTGGGGTGGTTATTCGCCTGCTGCCATTGCGGGTAGGGGAGCAGCAACGACATCTGATTTAGCAGAATTTGCTGCTTTACAGGCTGTTCGTCCAACCGATTGGCAGACGGTAGTAAGCCAAACCGCCAGTTTAATGCGACCGCTATTTGAACAACAACTGAGTAGGCAAATGCAAGCACTTCACGAACAGTTAGCAGCAGCGGCAGGAACTCCTTCTGGCGGTGCTTTAACCGAAGCGCTCACGAGGTTTGCAGCCGAACAAGAGCGAGGCTGGCAATCTATGTTAGCAGATTTGGCACAAAGGGAGTTAGCAAGACAACAAGAAATAGCACAGAGGTGGGCAATGGCAACACCAGAACTTTTCCGAGGTGCTTTGGGAATAGCGGCAGCGCCGTCAGAGATGACGATGCGAATAGCAGAACACTTGCGCGGCATGTATGGCGGAATGCCCGTCTATCCGATGTATGAGCCTTCTTTGCTTGAACAACTTGCAGGAATTTACGCCTCAGGCAGACAACTTGGGTGGTTTCCACCCATTAAATGGGGTAGGTGATTATCATGCCCTTGACATCTCCAATGTCAGCAACAATGTTAAACACATTGATGCAGTCTGGGCTGTTGCCTTATAGTGGGGGCACTTTTGGCGGAATATTGGGGGCACTAAAAACCGTTATAGATGCCGAACTACAACGGCGGGAACAGGCAATGGAGCTTTTGCTTTCTTTGATACGGGGCATTGGACCTGATAGGTTGCTGGCAATTATATCGTCCGAACCATTTAAAAAGTGGATACGCCAAACACACCCAGAAATTGCTGCTATCTTAGGGGCAATTCCCGCTCTTGAGGAGTTAGGAAGCTTAATTGAACCGCCAAAGGAAGAAACTTCTGCCACAGGAACAAGCGCAGCAGGGACTGTGTCAGGAGTTCCCCCAGAAGAAACCGCAATCACCACAACCCCTGAAACCTCCCCTTATCCTCTTGTTTCTATGCCTGAAACCACTCACTTTGCAGTTCCTTTTACCCCCGAATTGCCGTCCCTTCCGCTCCCCACACCTGCTATTGCCCCACTTCCTCCCATTCACCTTCCCCCCTTTGGTTTGCCCAGTGTAGTGGGCATGAAATTCCCGAGACTTGATTACTTGCCCTACTTGCTATACTCTGGAGCAGGAAGGTGATACTTGTGTTGGACGAAATTACAGCAATCAGGCAGAAAGCAGAAAATGCAATCACCGACCCATTTGCGCCACCGCCGACCGTTAGCGAACTGGCTGTAATGTATGGTATAAACAGGCTACCGACTTTT